GACTGTATGTATATAACCTTTTCATAGTTTAAAAACTCCCACTCTTTGAGTCAGTATATAGGAATCATGCTGTGCATTATAATTATATTCAGTATTTTCTGTAACAAAACCTTTATGATATACATCCATTATCAAAGCATTCAAACCTCTAACCCTGCATTCTTCCTTATAGTTATTAGTGGTTTTTATGAGGTGAGGATCAATCATTTGTTTATAATCAAAAGTTTTCATATTGTTATAATTGATCTTTTTACTATAAGGAATATCCGAAGGTGTGGGCCCCCATGGACCCCATGGATCAACATTCTCGACAGGAGTAGGAGTAGGTGGGTCATACTTTTCCAGAAAGGCCTTGCAAATTTTTTTGGCCCTTTCTATGTTAGAACAACCCTCCACATAATTTTGTAACTTCTGTATTGCAAGGAGTTCATTCACTTTGTTATCATCTATCATACTTTCAATCCTTTGAAACGATTATTTGTTGATTTCTTTTCAAATGCTTGCGGAACAGCAGGTTTCTCCGAACCTGTGCCTGTGTCGACCAGTTCCGATTGTGCTGCTTGTTCCACCTCATACAATCTCATTTTGGTCTTATCCACTCCTATCACAAATCTTTTCATTTTTTCTAAGTCATCATAACGGTTTTTCAACTGTTTAACAACCATCTGATTCAATGATTTCAGTTGGTCGTTTGTGACCAGAACCCATTGCAAATCCACCGTCGCAGGCAATCCAAATGATTCGGCAGTATCGGTCATATCAGGATCGGAACTAGCGAAACCTGTCCTGTTCAACTGTGTGGCAGACCAAATAGGAATACCAACCTGTTGTGCCAAACCTCTAACCTCCTCCGCAATAGATTTCACATAATTATAGAGGTTGTCACTAGCCTTGACGCGGGAAGATGCACACAAATTTAGGTAATCAATCATTATAACATCAGGAACAAAATTCTTCTTCAATAGAAGTTCATTCAGTAATGATTTGAAATGCATCACACTAGCCGAGGCACCAGCAAATTCTTTAATAATCAATTTACCTTGAGTTTTGGATTTTAATTTCTGAATTTTATTATCATATAATTCCTGAGGAAGTACCATAAGATCATCAAGAGAAACATTCAAGGTATTAGCATCAATACGTTTTGCAATTTCTTCTTCGGACATTTCCAGTGTAATGTATAGAACATTTTTACCAGCTGTAAGGTACCCCGAAGATAGATGGCATAAGAATAATGTCTTACCTGTATGAACACCACCCATAACCAGGTTTAGTGTTTTTTTGGAAACACCGTTCTTTGTTGCCTTATTGAAGACATCTAGATCAAAAGGTATCCTCTCCTCAACACGGTGATAATACTCAAATCGTTCATCATATTGTTCGAGGAAATCATGACCTATGTTTGGGTCAAAAGTAACCGCCAATGCATCAGTAAGCAATCCAGGTATTGCCCCTTTTTGTTTACTGGTTTTACCTTTCATAATTTCCAAAGATTCGGTAATCGCATTATAGATCGCCTTTTCCTGGCAAAACTTTTCGGTACTATCAATCAACCAGTCTAGATTGGTAATATTTGTATCTGACTTTAACCTTTTCAGGGTTTCTTGAATATTTTTGATTGCTTGATCTGTACCACCATGTATATTGTCAACCTCAATTTCAAGTGCATCATAGGTAGGTTGTTTATTATACTTGGTAATGAACTGTAAAATTTGCTTGAAGAGGAGTTTATCCTCAAGGCTTGAGAAGTAATCCTGTTTCAGAAATGGTAGAACTTTCCTCGTGTAGTCCTCCTTCATTATCAGGTTTTTTAGGATTATTTCCTCCAGCCTCATCCATTCCTCCTTCTGCGTCTAAGATCAATGCATTTAGTATGAGACCTAAAACCTCATTGAATTTCTTGTTTTTTCTCAAAGTCATCATTGATAGATCATTCGATTTCAAAATTTCATATTCAAATTTCATGCGAGGAACATTGTCCTCGCCCAACCTGAATTGCACTACGGTGTAACAATACAACACTCCAGCAAAAGGATCAAGCAATAACTCGATTGGAACGGTAGTTCCTTCTTTATTCATATCAAAAAGATCGTCTCTGAATTTATAGTCTGTTCCTAAAATCATTCTACAGTTTCCTCCTCAATATCTTCATCTACACCATCAGGTTGTCCATAACAAAATTCGGTTTTACAGAAGGCATCTATGCGGTCAAGAACATCTTTGGTAAAATATAGTTCTGGATTCTTTTTAACATCCGATTCGAAACCTTTTGTACCATCAGGAAACTCATACTTGGTAGATACCTTTTTGATAATACCAGCACGTTCACCAATGTCCAATAGACCATAATACCTATCAAGGCCTTTATGGTAGTTCAACCAGGTTTCAACTTTCTTATCTTCAATAGTCAAACGGGACTTTTTCAGGTGAGCGGTAATAACTGTTCCTGTCCTTACACCAACACTGTCATCCAGCTTCTTATCCTTCTTCTTTGAAAGGAAGATAATCGAGGAGGCTGCATATTCAAGGCCTGAACCACCACCCATCTTTTTTGTGGGAACATAGGAACCGACAACATCATAAACATGGTTTGTTACTATGAGAGGAACATTAGCCTTACCTAGCTTCAAGGTCAGGACACGGAAGGCACCTCTGACCAATTGTGCTCGTGTCATGTCCCTCTTATCTTCACCCTTGGCAATATCTTCCATTTCCTTTTCTGTCGATAGATTACCTAGTGAATCCAATACGAATAACATTGGTGGTCGATCTGCGGATTTTTGTTCAACATATCTATCGAGGATTTTGACTGCCTGCGTTCTAAACTCTTGAACAGTAGATACAGGAATAATTGCGAGACGTTTAACATCAATACCGCGATCAACAAGCATTTGCCTACTAATGGCAGATTCAGACTCAAAGTAGAAAATGAATCCATTTGGATTGTCTTTAAGGAACTGAAAACATATGTTGAGAGTATAATAGGTCTTTCCTACTGATGGTTCACCAGCCAATGCTGAAACTTTGTTTTGGGGCATTCCACCATAGATGGAACCTGATAATAGGGCATTCATGGCATAACTACCTGTGTCCACAAACCCGGACACATCACCTGCTGCAATACCATCATCGGCTATGGCAGCATAGTCATTATCTATCTCTTTGATTAGTGTATTGAAAATGTTAGACATATAAAGTATCTCCTTTTAGTCTAGTCTAATTATGTCACCTTCCTCGGTAGATTCTCCTACCTGGACTTCAATTATAACAAGAGGGGACTTACCAGTATTGGTAAGTTTGTGAATTACCTGTTTTGGTATCTTTAGGTTGAAACCTTTATTCAGAATCACTTCGATAGCTTCACTGTTTGGATTGATTATCTCGTCATCCAATATTACCTTTCCATCTCCTTCCAACACAACCCAATATTCATCCCTATGAGTATGGTATTGTTTGGAAAGAGATTGTCCTGGTTCTACTATTAGTTTCTTTACTTTGTATCCTGGTTGCATGGCCAGGACAAGCCATGTTCCCCAAGGTCTTTTACTAAAACAATCATCGTTCATATAAACTCAATCTCCGCATTACCTTCATGGTCTTTGTTGAAGACGAACCAAGCAAAGGCCATCATTCCTCTTTCGTGTCCGAGAAAACCTATTCTTTCTGAAAACACATATACCTTTTCGAGGTAATTTTGTGCATACAGTTTTTCTCGTCTTTCCTTACCTTCAAGAAAGGTAAGTTTCTGCAACAAAACAACCTTTTTCCTGGCCAATCTCAATGCATGTAGTGTAAACTTGGTTCCGATATTGAAAGGTGGGTTGGTGACAATGTTATCTGTTTCTCTAACACTATTCAAAAAATCAAAGTGACCGTCACCAAAACCTCTATAGACCAAATCGGTTGAATAAACATCATAACCTTTTTCAATCAGTTTCTTGGATATGGCGCCGTCACCACATGCAGGTTCCCATATCTCACCTTCAAAAGATTCTCTCGTTAGAAGAGGTAATATAGCACTATCGGGGGTCGCATAAAAATCGTCCTTTATACGACCACCCATATCTCCGCCTAATAACCGTTTAGTTGATACTAAACCCGTCATGCAACCTCCTTGAAATGTTTCTGTAATTCTGGTGACAATTTTTTCAGAACGTCACCGTGAACACCAACTCTAATAATCTTTGCAAGTTCCACGATATTGTTGGAATCAATGTTTTCATCGGGCACAAATTCATACAGTTTGGCAGGTGAGTGTTTGTTTTCTGATTCTTCCATTCTTCTCTCCTTATGACCAGAAGGCATCAAGGCTGGCAACCCTTTCGGTTTTCCAACCAATACTATCGAGAATAAGCTTCAATGGTTCAATGAATGATTTTGAAAATTGTGTATCATAGTCAATATAATCGTCCAGTCCAAACTCTGTTGGTATGTCTCCTTGTGGAAAACTAATGACATTTGAGTGGATGATGTTAGGCTC